ATAATAAGTTTCGCCGCACTGGCTGCAAACCTCAGCGGGCACATTTTTTACGATTATAATACAATCCTCTAAATTTACAACATGGTTGGTCAATTTATTCTCTAAGGAACCTTTGCATCTGAAGCATGTCATTTATTTGTTCCCCTTTCTGGTTTTAAAATCATTTTCCCACTTTGTATTATCTGGATAATACGCTGAAATAATCCATAAGAAATTGTCGCCAACACTGCAAACAACATGTAAGTTTCTTTCGTTAACCGAAATTCCTAAAACAAGGCAGCTTGGAAATGGATAATCTGTCGGATATTGTTCAATGATTTCTCCGGTAACAAGAGCATTTTTGACATCTGCAATATAAATGTTCCTCTCCCCACATCGTTCAAGGGAATGTTGAGTCCATTTTATTTTTCTGGTTGTGCAGAGTTCACGGATGGATTCTATATCTAATACGTCCATGGGGTTGCTCCTTATAAGTTTATTTATCCTTATTCATCGTGATGCCACTATACCCGCCGCCTATATCCGCAGTTTTGGCAGACACCATATGTAACTGTTCTTGACCTGCGACCACGTATCAAGCAAAAAAGGGCGATCCAGCCGATAACAGGGACGAATAGTAGAATTATATAAAATAGAGTTAATAAGCAGCCGCGCTTGCGTATCTCCGGAACTGCCTGGGCATCCATAAAACTGCCGCATTTAGGACATGTCATATTGTTTACTCCTTATGTGTCTTAATTGAAGTTTTACCGCTTTTAAGTAAGGAAGAATCGATCCCATATTTATCACTTAAATATTTTTTAAAACGCTTTTGACAACTTTTAGGCATCCAAGAAGGATTCATGTTGTCAAAATCCTCTATCTTAATAAACCATTTTCGCCCATCTGGATTAATTCCTTTAAAGTGACCTTTTTTACAGCAGTAAGAAAAATCAATTCCGTATCCAAGTATTTCAAATGAATCATTAGAAGAATAGTATATTCCCGAAGTTTCGCAATAAATACGAAGTTTTTTCTCATCAGAAAGTTTTAAGTATTTATTAATTTCCTCTAATTCCTTTTGATGTTTATCGTATTCGTGTAACATTCTGATTTGATTCTCAAAATATGCGCCGTCAATTTCACTATGCTTTAATTCCCTGGCGCAAACGATTCGCGGCAAATAACTAGGATCGGTATTGGAAGTCAAGACTGCAAAATGGTTTATCTGCTGCCATCCTTCAGGAGCTTTCATATCGCCCGCACTCAAAAATAACTCAAATCGTCTTTTAAATATGATGTATCTCCAATGATGGCCATATCTTGTACCTGTATTATTTCTTGTGGCATTTCCAAATGGATATAAATTTTGCTGTAATCCCCATTCCAAAGTTGTAGGGGCTATTCCTATAAATTTTGCAGCTTCTGTTACAGATATTAAGGTTTCACAGTTTTCTAAACTATCAATAGTATGGTCAAGGTATTCATTCATATCTTCACCGGACAAATACTTCTCAAACCGTTTGCGAATGATGAGATATCGATATGATCCGGCTTTACCTTTTGTAGCATTGCCAAATGGATATAGCCCCTGTTGCAATCCGGATGCTAAAGTTGTTACTGATGTCCCAATAATCTTAGCAGCCTCAGTTATCGCCATAAGTGGTTTGTCCACAATAATCACCTCAATTTACTTTTTCAGCCATTCTGTGTAGTCAGCAAGAGATAGAGAAACTTATAAAGTCTTACTTCCTTTAATATCTTTTAACCATTCAATGTACTCTTTTTCTGACTTTACGTTGTTTTTAATATAGCTTTTCCATTGTTTTGATTAAATTTTTCAAAATATAATTCTCTTTTTAAAATTCTTATTTAGTTATAGGTGGGAGTAGTTCTAATAATAGTTTGGATCCTGATTCCATATCTTCTTTCATCTTATCAAAATCGAAATTTCCCATAAACATTGAATACATATTTTCAATTGATAACAAATCGCTTGCTGATTTTAAATCATCTGTGGATTCTGAATAATCAACCTTTATGGAGTCTCGTGCGTGTGTAACAGCTATATCCATCAATTCACAAAAGTACAAATTTAGAGAGGAATTTGTAATCTTTCTAACTGAATTCAATAATGAACCATAATCTGAAAACAAATTTATATTTAAGTTACTTTTTTCGGATAAATTGATAGCAAGCATTGCTGCATGACCCATGCAAGAAATTAATTGGCGTAAACATCTAATTGACATATCAATACTTTCACTGGAATATTTCTTTTCTTTTTTTAAGATATTTGGCAAAAGCAATATCCAGATTAGTCCATTTAGTATGCCTTCCGTATATTCTGATCCGTTAATTAACTCACCAAAATCCTCTAACTGCTGATTAAGATTTTTAAATGATTCTTTATTTCTATTGTCATCAAAGCCTAAAAGATAATCCGTCGTAACATTAAAATATTTTTGCGTCTTAGCCAAAATCTCTATATCTGGAGTACGATCACAATTTTCATAATAACTTATGCTTCCACGAGATATGCCAAGTTTATCTGCTAATTGGGATTGAGATAGTCCATTTTCTTCACGCAATATTTTTAGTCTTTGTGAAAATACCTCTTTTACGCCCATTTACACTTCTCCTTGCATACATTTGTTGAACAATAATGTTTTTGCATACGATCGTATTGACTGCTTACGTATGTTGTGATATATTATATATAGTAACATACGTAAGCAAATAGATCAATAACAAATTATTTATTGTTGTTTTTCAATACTTTTTTCATTCTGGAAAATCATAAAATCTATTTGAGCTCTTAAAGCATCAATTTGTTGTGGAGTTAATCTATCAATTAAATTTTTTAGTGCTTGAGATGGCGTTGTATCACCCATAACTTCATCAATATATCGAAGTGTTCCATCGGGGAAGTCTGTTCTTCCAAGTAGAAAATCTGTTGTAACACCTAAATAGTCAGCAATTCTCTGCAATTTATCCAATTTTGGTTCACTTCTGCCACGTTTCCAATCGCTTAAAGTTGTTTGAGAGATACCAGTTCCCTTAGAAACTTTATACGGCGTAATTCCTTTTTGTTGTAATAATAGCTCAAATCTTTTATACATTATTGTTCACCTTTTACTATTTTAAATTAAGCAGCAAATGTTTAGCAAAAAGCATTGACACATTAACAAATGCGTTGTATACTATGGATATACTAAACAAATGCAAAGTAAAATCAGCCTTTAGCTAACCTATTTTACTAAAAGCATTTGGATTTGTTATTTACTTCACATCACAATCGGAGTATATCACAAAACCGAAGTAAAGGCAAGTGTTTTTACAGAAAAAGGAGTGAATTTTTTGGAAAAATGTTTTTCGTGTGAGGAAATTGCAGAGAGGTACAATGTCAAGTTACTTACAGTTTGGGATTGGATTCGCAAAAAGAAGCTACCTGCAATTAAAACAGGCAAACAGTACAGCATCAGACCCGAAGATGTAAAACGCTTTGAACAAGAGAGGAAGACAATATGAACGAACTTACAGTTAAATCAGTTCCATTCATGGGCAGCGAGCTTATGGCAGCTAAAGACGAAAAAACAGGCAAGATTCATGTTGGTGTATCTTATGTATGCAAGGGCATTGGACTGACAGAAAAGCAAAAAGATAATGAAGTGAGTCGCATTCAGCGTGATATTGTCCTACAAAGAGGTGCAAAGAAGCTGCCCCTTAAATTTGAGGGACAGGTCAGAGAGGTTCAGTGCATAGACAATGAGTTTATCCCTCTTTGGCTTGCTAAAATTAGTATCACGCCAAATATGCAAGCCGAGCAACCCGAAGTAGCGGACAAGCTTGTACAGTATCAACTTAAGGCAAAAGACGTTCTTGCGGATGCTTTTATACATAAGAAAAGGGTTTCTGATCCATCACGCCCTCGTCTCGGTGAAATAAACAGCGCTGCTCGTCTTGTTCGTCAGACACTCCGTGATGCAAATGTACCACCTCAGTTTATAGCGGCGAACATCAAGCGGCTTTATGCACAGGCTGGTGTAACCCTTATGATTGACGGTGTATCGGTTGAAGAAAAGCATTTCGATGCCACCTCCATTGCGAAAAGACTTGGTATCCTTTCTTCAAGTGGAAAACCCCATGCCCAAGCAATTTCAGCAATTATTTCAAAACTTACTGTCGCTGATTGCGAAAAAATAAAAGTGCCATTCCAAAACGCCGAAAACGGGCATTCTGATGTCACATGGCAATATGCGGAAACTGTGGTTGACAAGGTCGTTTTGTGGTTGCAAGAAAACGGATACCCAACGGGAATTCAGCACGGCGGCAAAACTCTCAAATTAGTTTATTCAAAAAACAGCGGAAATGCCGCTTGATGAAAGGAAAGATGTATTAATGTTTAATTTTAACCATGTTCTAAATGCATCCACAGCGCAACGGTACTATATCGACAAAGCAACATTGACTAATGACGAGGGCTATGATGAAACAACGGACGGTGCAAATGTTTTTGAGATTGATTTGCAGCCAGAAGACCCCAACGGAAATGTCATTTGCGGCATCGACCTTGTGATTTGTAACGACGGTGCAATATCAATCACAAAAAATCTTGATGTTGCAAACTGCCATATTCCACAAGGCAATAATACGTTTCGGTCAGAAACAGTTCGCGCTATTCCTGAGGGCAAAACCATTGTTATGATTAATAAATAAAGAAATTTAGGTGAAAAAGCAGTGAAACAAAACAGATATTATAAAGGCTTTTTAATCGGTTGGGCAGTAGGCATTCTGAGCTCATGGATTGGTTTTTATATATCTACCCATTTTATTTTACGATAATCGGCAATAAGATACCTAAAATCGCACCAAGTATTGTGCATAGAATTCCAAGTACGACACTTTTCAAAAAATCATGTTTATGAGACTTACGTTCTTCATTAAGCTCGGCTTTAGCGGTTTCTAATTCTGTCCTGATTAAATTAACTGTCTCATTTAGCTTTTTAATCTCATCAAGTCGTTCTTCAAGTTTTAAATCGATTTTAGGCAATTCATTTACCAAATTGTATGTGTTTTCTGCCATTGCATTATAATTAAAAGCTATTGGAATTTCGGAAATTGAAAAATCAGTATCACCCAACGCTAACACTACCTTTCGCCATAATATTACAACTATTTGGCGAAATAGGCAATAAAAATTATAAGGAGAATGTAAATTATGATTTATGCAAAATTACGTTTGGCAGACGGCGTTGAAATTAAAACCGATGCCGAGAAACTTGAATTTCTAGGCGTATGTCCCATATGCGGTTCAGAATACCCGATAGAATTTGACGAAATTGCAGAATTACCCGAAGGACTTCTTATCGCGCCATTCTGTGAGGATTGTTCTAATGATATCAATCTATACACAGTTGAGGAAAATGGCGCGCAAACGTTTGGCTGGCTCAACATGTTGCTTCATTCGGGTTACCCATCAAACATATTTACCTATGCGCTTCAGCACGCTCCACGTACTATCCTAGATCAGGCTGCTGATGAATTTTCCCATATGGTTCCCGGCTATCATGACGACCAACCTATAGGTGACATTAACGACGAACTGGAACGCCGTGAAAAGGCAAAAAAACAAGCGGCTCGTTGTTTGAGGGTTAATGAGCTATGACACCATTATTCTCAATCGCCGAACGTGTTCCGCATTTTGACAAATGGCAGCCGGATGAATCGGACAAGTCCCGCATAGTTGCTGAAATGAAAGATTACTACGAGAGCACTTTGGAAATTTGCGGTGTCAATGATGAGCAGACATCAGAAGCTTTTAAACTCTACTTGAAAGTCCAAAATCACACATTGTCTGAATGCAAGGATGACATTCAAGAATTTTTTGCGGACTGTTTTTGGGCGGTTAGCGGCGATATTTCAGAATATTATACGCAGGGACTTTGTGACCTCATAAATCTTACAATCTCGCCGGGAATTGAAATGGAGGAGATACCGATTGCCGAAGGTAAATTTTAAAAGCTATCTTAATCCGCCTACGCCTCGTGAACGGTTGCCAAGTGACCTTGAAATTATTGTTAGTGTTTATGGTCCATACCTTACGCTTGAACAGGCTGCCAAATGCTTAGGTCAATCTTATCAAACTACATACGGCTGTGTCCGTGCAGGCTCACTCAAAGCATCACGCAATGGGCAACGCGGCTCTTACCGGATTCCCGCTGTTGAGATTGTCAAGTGGATGGAAAAAAATAAAGTTGTGGCAGGATAGAAAGGATGTTTTACAAGATGGTTAGAGATGCTTTGGAGTCAATAATATTTATTATTTCCCCTACCGAACAGGAACGTGACCGTTTACTGGAAAAGTCAAACGAGTTAAATCAAGAGCAAAGAGAATTGTTTAATTTTATGCTTTCGAATGATGGTTTGTTTGATGAATTTTTAAACCTAATGTATAGCCAAAGCGATCAATGTATTTTAGCTTTGATGGAAAAAGCTCAATTCCAAATGGACAAAGAAAAAACCGCCTCCGATGCGCCAACACCGAAAGCGGACATGTATAAAAACTCTTAATGTTATTTTACTCCTATTCAATTTGGATTTCAATACTTTTTAGAAAGAGTGTGGATTAAATGAGCAAATCTAAAATTTGGAATCAAAGTTTCATAAGTCTTATATCATTCAATATGCTTTCAGATACTGATTTTGTTATGGATATAGAAAGTAAAAAGTATGTAGATGCCCGTGAAGTGGCATTTGACACCCTTGAAGCATTCGCCGGCGCATTGGAAAGTGATAAGCAAAAAGAACTGATTGATATCGGTGATAAAATCACAGTGGCTGATTCGATTGCATTTGAGGATTATTTTGCTGCAGGTTTAAAGATGGGAATGCGTTTGGCTCTTGAGGGCTTTGGAAAGGTTGGCGATGTTAATGCTTGTTAAAAACGGTTCCCAATCATTTATGCAATGTGATGTCTGCGGGTGCAAGTCGCAGACAATGAAAAGCGATATATCCATGCCCACAGGCTTTTCAAGTGTGCTGATTGGCGAATTTATGAACGTCTGTGACGGGTGCAAGGCGGAGCTAAAACGTGACGTATTAAATATGAAGAAACAATGTAAAACGGGCTGATGGGGGCGGTAATTTGGCTTGGATAGAGCTACATAATTCTATTTGGACACATCCAAAGATAAAACCCCTTGCAGAAGCTTTAAACATTGATCGAATGCTTGCAGCTGCCTATTTAATTCGTTTTTGGACTTGGGCGATTGAGCATATTGAATGTGTCGATGGAGAAATAACGCATTTATCCTATGAAGATATCTCCGCAGCGGCAGGATGGCGTAAATCAGCCGACAAATTTGTTGAGGCTCTTATTCGATCACATTGGTTTGACCGTAAAGACGAAAAACTTTACATTCACGACTGGAACGATTTCGCGGGTAGGTTGATCCGGAAACGTATATCAGACCGTGAACGGAAAAGGAATAATAATTCCGATGATATTCCGCAAGAAATCGCAGATAATTCCGATGGAATTCCAACGGAGTTCGCGGCGAGTACAGTACCTAACCGTACCATAGATACTAACGTATCTCTTTGTCCGAACACCAATTCGGACGAGAATACCAAAAAGCGAAAGACTCCGATATTTGACCATGAGAGTGACCCTTATCGCCTTGCCGCCGAGCTATCCCGCATGATCCATGAGAATAACGCTGCGGCAAAACAGCAGACAGAGCGTGATTTGCAGCGGTGGGCTAAAGCTATTGAATTAATGCTTAGGCTAGACAAAAGGACGGCGGAGCAGGCTTGGTCGGTAATGAAGTTCTCACAGCAGGACGTTTTCTGGAAAAGCATAATTCTTTCACCTGACAATCTGCGAAAACATTTTGACACACTAACGTTGAAAACGTGGGAATGCAAATGACAGAGGCCTATAGCATATTGGCCGAACAATCGGTTGTTGGAGCAGCCATTATTGATGCTGAACATGTGGTGCCTGAAATCATAGATATCGTGCAGCCACAGGATTTTTATATTCCGATGTACGCTGAATTTTATCGCTATGTTCTGGATATGACGTCTAGGGGTAAAAAAATAGATTATGTGACTATGAGCGAGGTCATGAAGTCAAAAGTTGACGGTGATGTTCCGCAGGAGCTTTTAAAGTGCGCTGATATGGTTCCTAGTGTCGTGAATGCAAAAGCATATGCAGATATAGTCGCCAAGAATGCCAGAGCCAGAGGGATACAATCAGCCTTAGCAGATGCTACATACAGCCCTTTGACATCTGAAAATGTAGATTGTGTGACTGAAAAATTAATGTCAACGCTTTATGAGCAATCACAATGTGTAAAAAAAGGTGGATTGCAATCAATAAGGCATGGTATGTCAGATTGGTATACTTCAATTTTCAAAACACGGTCAGATCGGGTTGACACTGGATTTTATGACTTAGATATGGTACTGCGCGGCATGCTTGCGGGCAATCTTGTTTTGCTTGCTGCCCGCCCCGCTGTTGGAAAAACAGCATTTGGAGTGCAAATTGCGCGGCATGTCGCAGGAACCGGAAAAGCAGTTAATATTTATTCATGCGAAATGGAAAAAGGCGAAATCTTGGAGCGCTTGGCGGCAAACGAGAGCAACGTAAACATGGACGACATTATTGATAACGACTCCCTAAAAGACAAGCAAAAACTCGTTGATGCCATCGCACAGGCAGCTGATAAACTTATGAAATTGCCAATTAATATTTCTGACGATGCAAGCATCACGGTCACACAGATACGCGCACAATGCCGCATGACAAAGAACTTAGGGCTTATTGTCGTTGATTACATACAGCTTTTGAAATCTTCGCACAGGTCAGAAAGCCGCAATGTTGAAGTCGGTGAAATCAGCCGATCACTAAAATTGCTTGCCAATGACTTAAAAGTGCCGGTTCTTGCGTTGTCACAGCTCAGTCGTGATATTGAAAAACGTGTTGGTATTAACAAAGAACCCCAAATGTCGGATTTGCGAGACAGCGGCAGCCTTGAACAGGATGCAAATAAGATTTTGTTTATGTATCCAGTTCAGGATGACAACGACCACAAGATTATAGCGGTTAAGGTGGCGAAAAATCGGAGAGGGCATGTCGGAGAGGTTCAGTTTTCTTTTGATGGTTCGCACATGAGACATAATCCTTTAGTACGAGACGATTATGTCAAACCACATGGTTCAAATCGTGCTGAAAATCCATTTGCAGGACGGTAAGGAGGTATAAATGCCAAATAAGAGAGATCTAATACTTGATTCTTATGAAATCAGCAAGAATGCCTATAGAGAATTGTGCTATTTTTGTTTGCAATATCCCGAAAAGAAACAAAAATTAAACAACTTATATAACCCACTTCATGCAATGAATTATGATGGAATGCCACACGGAAACAGTGTTGGGGAACCCACCGCGATAGCCGGTGAGCGCGCGGCCATTTTATCCCGCGACTGTGAAATGATTGAAAGAGCAGCCAAAGAAGCCGATCATGAAATAGCTGAATTCATTTTACTTGCCGTCACGCAAGATGTTCCGTACCATTACTTAACAGCAGAGGCCTGGGGTATGCACGAAGGTGACCTTTTCAGATGTGAACCATATCTACAGATCCAGATGGTTAACGGATCGCACTCAATGTGGGTGCCAAGTATAAATGATGTACTTGCCGAAGATTGGGCAATAGTTGATTAAATAATTTTTTCATACCTTAAGCTCGCTGAATAAGCGGGCTTTTATTATACCTGAAAGTGAGGTAAGAAAAGATGGCGCATATCGAAATCGAAACCAGAGGAACATCGGTGCGTATTGTTGTTGATGGGCAGGATATTTCGGGTCTTGTGACTTCCTATTCGCTCAATCATACAGCCGCAGGCGTACCCGTACTTAACGTTTCAATGATCGGCACTGATTTGAGTATGAAAGGCGAAGGGTGCATTCAGTTCCCGGAGGACATTAAAAATTTCCTTGATACTTGGACGATAAATCATTCAGCCGTCTCAACTGACACTGAAACGACTGAACATTGCTGCCCTGTTGATTGGTATCCTAAGAATCCGTATGAAAACCAATCTGAGGAGGCGATTTCTCAGGAATTAAACAGTAATTCAACGCCTGAAAGCGTCTCATAACGGGGCGCTTTTATATTTTCGCCTTTCTGGTATCGCAGGCGTAAAAGAACGAGACAGATTCCGTGGACGATACCCACGTTAAAAAGCGTAATTTGAATGGAGGTTTTTCATTATGGACAAAGCGGCACTTAAAGCAATGGGTTTGACTGACGAGCAGATAGCAAAGGTTATCGAGCAGCACGACAACGACATCAAAGGCTCATATATCCCTAAATCGCGCATGGATGAGCTCAACGAAACCAACAAGGCACTCAAGGAACAGCTTACCGGACGTGACAAGGATATCGCAGATCTCAAAAAGTCAGTTGGTGATAATGCAGATTTGTCAAAAAAATATGATGAACTGCAGGGCAAGTACAAGACTGACACTGATGCACTTAATGGCAAAATCAAGCAAAACGCTCTTAATTCGGCGCTTGATCTTGGTATCACCAAGGCTAAAGGCAAAAACGCCACGGCCATTAAATCCCTGATTGACCAATCGAAGCTGGCGCTTAAAGACGATGGCAGTGTCGATGGTCTTGACGGCATCATTGACGGGCTTAAAAAGGATTGTGGTTATCTGTTTGAACAGGTCACGACAACACAGGTGGGGAACGGCTTTAATGGCGGCAAAGTCGATACTACCCCAGAAAGCACAGCGATTTCCAATGAATTTACAAAGGCCCTTAACGGGTAATAGGAGTGATAATCAATGCCAATTAATCTTCTTAATGCAGCAACTATATTTCAGCAGGGACTTGATCAGCAGATGATTGAGGGCGCGACATCCGGTTGGATGGAAAGCAATGCCGGACAGGTCAAATATTCCGGCGGAGATACTGTTAAAATTCCCATGATTAGCATGGACGGTCTTGGCAATTACGACCGTGACGACGGGTATGTGCAGGGCGGCGTGTCGCTGTCCTATGGCACCTATCAGCTGACACAGGATAGAGGTCGCAAGTTCCAGCTCGATGCCATGGACGTTGACGAAAGCAATTTCGTTGCAACCGCCGGTAGTGTCATGGGAGAGTTTCAGCGAACCAAGGTTATTCCAGAAGTGGATGCGTATCGTTATAGTAAACTGGCAGCGCTTGCAATTGCAGCCGGAAATACGGTTAGCTTTGATACCACGGCAACAGGTGCTAAGATTTTCAATGCTCTACAAAACGATATTTCCACTGTGCAGGATGTTGTCGGTGAGACAGAGCCTCTGGTTGTCACTATGAGCCGACCTGTTGCCAACCTACTTTCGCAGGATGTCAGCGTTTCCAAATTTCTTGAGGTCTCCGATTTTGCGCAAGGCAGCGTAAACCTCAAAGTGAAGTCTTTGGACGGAACACCTATTCTTTCTGTTCCTTCCGCGCGTTTGAAAACGGCATACACGTTTAACGACGGCTCGACCACAGGACAGACCGGTGGAGGCTTCACTCCTGCGACCGGTGCTCTTAGCATTAACTGGATTATTTCAGCACGCCGCGCGCCTATCGCTGTCAGCAAAACGGACATGATGAAGATTTTTGACCCAGCAACCAACCAGCTCGCGCAGGCGTGGCTTATTGAGTACCGTAAATTCCATGAGCTATGGGTTACGAACAACAAATTAACTGCTGTCCGCGTCAACACTGCGCCAGCATCATAATGGGGGTGTGAATTTTGTTTGAACTTAAAAATTTAAATGTTCACCGTATTGTCGAATCACAGGACGAGGTTGATAAACTGAAAGCACAGGGATTTGAACTTGTAACAGACAAGGCACTTCCTGATTTTTCAAGTATGAAGATTGAGGAACTCAAGGCTTACGCTGCGGGTGAAAAAATTGACCTAACAGGCCTCACCCAAAAGAACGATATTATTGCAAAACTTAAAGGCGGCAAATAACTGCCTTCCCTTTTAAGGGGTGATTGATTTGGATTTACTCACGCAGGTTAAAATACTACTCGGCATTACCGATACGAGCCAAGACGGTATTTTAACCTATATCTGTAACTTTGTAACCGGGCTTGCATTGAGATACTGCAAACTGACAGTTGCTACTGACGATATTAATTTCGTACTCGCAGGAATGGTCACGGAACGTTATCGCGCTAATGGGTATGGCCAACAAACATCGCCGCAAATCGTTGAAAGCATAACCACAGGAAAAGAGACGGTTCACTTTATGAAACTTCGTAATGCTCCCGAAAACTTTATCCTGTCAAATGAACTGACCGACGGTGAAAAAACTATGCTCACATCGTTTAGAAAGTTGTGGCCATAATGAATTTTTCAGCTTATGCAGGATATTTTACAGCGCTTTATAATGACGATGTGTATTTGTTTCAGCCCGGCGACAATACACCGGATGCTAACGGTGATGTAACTCCAAACTGGCAGCTTCAGGTACCTGCCATAGGCAATGTTCAAGCATATTCCGGCGACCTTGCTTTCAAAGAGTATGGTATTCATGTAACTTGTGAAAAACAAATATTCCTGCCACCAACAGTTACGGTTTCAGAAGGTTGGGGCATTGCTTTTTCTTCTGCTTTAACTGAACCAGAATTGTATGTTAAGCATGTAGAGCCAAACAAGACCCACACTTTTATTCTTGCAGGGACGAGGTGACGTCATGGGCTTTGAATTTAAGGGAATGGACAGTTTGATGGCAAAGCTCGGAGCACTTGGTGGCAATGTGGCAAAAGCTGCAACAGACGGTGTCAATAAAACGCTCATGGATATAACCGCAGATGCAAAGGCTAACGCGCCGGAAGATACTGGGCAGCTCCGTGAAAGTATTGAACCTTATGGCGATGCGCACAAGGCTAAAGTACAAGATGGCGTTATATCAGGTGCGGCCGGAACAGCTGTTGAACATGGCGTTTATGTTGAGTTTGGCACCGGACCAGTAGGACTTGCAACTGAGGTGCCTGATAAATATCCCGGTGATCTCGAATACACTATGCAAGGCTGGCGATATTACAGTGAAAAGCTTGATCGATTTGTTTATACAGAAGGTCAACCGGCACAACCTTTTCTGTGGCCTGCATATGAGGCACATGCGCAGGAATTACCCGACAATATCAAGAAAGCCGCTGATATGGAAGTGCGGGGGCTTACAATATGATTGATTTGCACCCTGAAGTTATCACAGCTCTCCAAACAACTTGTTCTTTGGTTTACAGGTTTTATCCCAATAGCTTTACTAATACCCCTATGCTTTCTTTTTATCAAAACGGTAATTCAAGTGAGGACAATAGCGACCTTTTAACAAAGGTTGCGTTTCAAGTTGACGTTTGGACGAAAACAATCGCAGAGCTTGATTCACTTGTAAAAAACGTGGACGGAGCTATGCGCGGGCTTGGCTTTCGACGCTCTCTATCACAAGAAATACCCGATCCATCAGGGTTACGGAGACAGACCATGAGGTTTGAGGGAACATTTAATGCAATTGACGGAAATTTATATTCACGATAGGAGTTGATTTTTTATGGCAGAAGCAACAGGCATTCTCAGCAAAAATACCACACTCGGCTATATGCCCACGCCCGGTGGTACATCTTATACCATCATCGGCGATATTCAGGAAATACCTGAAATGGGCGGCAAACCGGATAAGGTTGACGTAACGACACTTGCGGACAGCTCGAAGCGGTACATTTCGGGGCTGAATGACCCGGGAGATCTCGCGTTTGTATTTTTATACGACAACAGCACCGCGACATCAAATTTTCGCATTCTCAAAGGGCTTGAAGTGGCGGGTTCTATTGTACCCTTCGAGGTTGCTTATCCGGATGGAACAAAGCATGATTTCAACGCGCAGGTATCAAATTCCATGGCTGCGGCAAAAGCCGGTGAAGCTCTCACATTTACAGCAACGCTGATGCTCAACAGTGCGATCACAGTAGTCAATCCGACAACAGGATCATAATAAACAAGAGGGCGGCTATATGTCGCCCTTTAAATTTGGAGGTAAAAAGATATGTTATATACAACAATTACAGTTGGAAACACTGAATATAAGTTGCGCCTCACGGCACAGACAACGGTTGATGTTGAAAAAAAGCTTGGTAAATCGGTGCTTGACGTTTTACTCGGAATGGCACCCAAAGGCGCGCAGGACGGGAACACCAACGATATAACGGGCATGTCAATGCCGTTTGTCAGTGATATTGTGACGATTTTACATGGTTCGTTGGGAAAATATCAGCATGGAATAACACTTGATACCACATATGAACTATATGACAACTACATTGATGCGGGCGGCTCTTACATGGACTTTTTCGGCATACTGCAGGAAATTTTGCAGGTGTCGGGTTTTTTACCCAAAGCGGTGGAAGCGCCGCAGGAAACAGCGGAACAGGTAAACGTCTCGGCAGCCTAACGCAGTTCATAAATGAACTCCTACCGGTTGCCATGGAAGCAGGTGTCGACCCTATACGATTTTGGAAGATGACCGTCGGTGAAATTCTTAACGCTGTGCAGGGATATCACGAACGCGCCAAATACCTGTTACTCCCGGGCAACAATATACAATTACGATAGGTGCAGGAGGTGCAGGAGGAGCTCAAGGTACAAGTTACGCCGGAACTGTTGGTTTTGCCGGTGGTGCAGGAGGTACGAGTGGTGCAGGTGTAACGGGGCCCTCAAATGGAGAAGGTTCCAGCGGGAGCGGCGGTTATAGCGGTTGCTTATTATTAGAATGGTACTAAAGGAGGTAAACAAATGTCTACTTTTGCGCAGGTTCTTGATGGTCAAGTGCATTGGGTATTTCAAGCTGAAATAATGCCACAATTCGCTCCTGACATAGTTATATTGAATATAACTGATGTAAACCCACAGCCACAAGAAGGCTGGAGCTATGATGCGACAACGGATACGTATTCAGAACCCGTTGCACCTGCACCAATAACACCAGCAGCCATACCGCCAACTCCGGCTGAATTAACAATTATGTCTGCATTGGCTGACATGTATGTAGCAATAGCGGCATTAACACCGACCACAGGAGGTGCTTCGTAATGGCACAACTTTATTTCACGCTAATCGAAAATCACATGCGGACATTATCACAGGTACCAGCAGTATTACAATCAACAGTGCAAACGCTTTTAACGGCGGCAGGACTTGATGTAAACGGCAACCCGATAGCATCGTAAGGAAGTGCAAAAACACTTTACTATAATTTAGGAGGAATTTTATCATGGCAGAAGTTTTTAACAAATCAGGTATCTTGCAGAATCCAAGCAATCCGGCAGAGTACAAGAAACAGGCAGATGAACTTGACACACAGCTTGCGACAGATATCGAGGGCACAGACCAAGTTGCAATGTGGAGCCCTTTGGGCGCAGAAATTACAGTACACACCAATGCCGAAGCCGGAATTGTGCAAAAGTATCTTGACCAAGGTTACACGCTCACAGATCCGAACGCTTAAAAATTGTTTATGCGCCTCAGCAATGGGGCGCAATCCCTTATGGAGGTACATTCATGCAAGCACAATTATTTATTAGCACGGTTGCGCCTGAATCAGTGGCGGCACAGAAAGCACATGGCATTCTTGCTTCGGTTTCCATAGCACAAATCGCACTTGAAACTGGATGGCTTGAACACGCCCCGGGGAATAATGTAGGAGGCATTAAAGCAGACAGCAACTGGCATGGTTCAACGCAAGTCCTCACAACGGAAGAATTTATCTGGGCCACACAAAATGGGAAACGCGTTGAAGAAGAAGTTGAGGAAAAATGTCTTTTTCGTGCTTATCCAACACTTGCGGCAGGCATCGCAGACCACGCAGCATTTCTTGTGGAAAACAGCCGATACAAAAACATTATCGGTCAAAAAAACTACAAGGTGACATGTGTAGACCTGCAAAATGACGGTTACAGCACCTCGCCATATTATTCTCAGCAGCTCATATCGCTCATCGAACAGTATGGGCTTGACAAATACGACACAGCACAGTCTATCACGCAAGTTGACAGTCCAAAAGCAGGGCAAGTCTTTACTAGTGATGTGCCTGTGTATGGTTGGGCAGTGGCAGCAAGTGGTGTTAAGCAAGTCGGCGTATATCTTGACAACAATGTGCCTATCAAGGGCATAGCACCACTCACGGCTCGCCCAGACGTAAACAAGATTATTAATTCCAGTGGTATCTATGCAAATGCCCTCCACAGCGGCTACAGCTGCATTATACCGCGCTCAATGCTTACAGTTGGAAAACATACCGTCAAAGTTGCAGGAGTAGCAGGAGACGGCACGCCATGTTGGAGCACAGTTGATTTTATCGTAAAGTGAGGTATGACGGATGACAAGTTTAGCAAATACCGTTGTGGGGTCAACTGCGGCGGCGTTGGGTGGGGGGCTGATAGCCGCAGTAAAACACCTATGGAATAAGCAAAAGGCGCAGGCAGAGCGACAACAGGCAATTGAGGACGGGGTAAAAGCCCTTTTGTTTGACAAAATTTTAAAATGTTGCCTAGATTGTGAAGCCAAAGAATCAGCATCCGTCAAAGACAGGGAAAATCTTGAGATGTTGTATAACTCATACCATGCACTTAATGGAAATGGCACAGGCACAGACCTATATAACATGGTTAAAGCGTTACCATTAAATTAAAATAAATTTTGGAGGAAAATTATGAACACAAACACTATTATGCTTATCACATTCGCGGGTTGCACTGTACTATCTGTATTGGTTACATTTGGTGCGCAGTACCTTACCAAGCACGGCAAAAACGCACAGCCGATACTTGCCGACGTTGACAAAGGGATAGGCTATGCACAGTCTATTGCAAATGCGGTCAAGCCCTTTCTGCCAAACATTGCTGACAATGTGATTGATGTTACCTTGAAATACGCTTCACAGGCAATTACAAGTGTTGAAGCTACATATAAGGCAGCTCTTGTCACTGGTGCGGCAGGAGTAGACACAAGGCAGGCACAAGCGACTACAATGATTCAAACAGCACTTGCCATGCAGGGCATACCAATGACCACAGACACACAGAAACTTATTGATACTGTTATCCCACTTATTGTTTTGGCTTTGCCTAAGACCAATGATGCTACTGTTACAGCAGCACAGATAGCAACCTCAGACGCAGTACAAGCCACACCAGTCGTACAAGCGGTGGTACAGTAAATACAACAATTTCATAGCAGAAAAAGCCTTTTTGATTATTTTTAAGGCTTTTTCTGCTAACTTATTTACTTTTGTTTCAAGATACGTTAAGATTAAAGCAAAATCAATTCTTTTGGAGATGCTTAGATTGACAACAGCGCAGATTGAAACAAAAGAAAAGAAACACAAAATTAGAATGACTCAGCAACAATTGCGAATAATAAAAGAGAAACGTAATAATAGAGTTATTGCCATGGTAAAATTTTTTGTTATGTTTTTCTCATATCTTATGTCATACTTTACCTGCAATATTTTTTCAAACTTGAGCATTAGTTATTTTGTCATGTCATTAACTATAGGCTCCGATATGTTTATAATATTGCTTACTACAAACAAGAGCGGTCGACAATATGGAGTATCTTTTGTAGTAACAGCATACTCTATTATTATAACTATATTTTTCTTCTTCTCGTGTACAAACCTTATAACCTATGATTCCAAATTGCAT